TTCATTTTTGTGGTGTGGGTGCTACCCCAGATATAAGCAGTATAAATTTGTTTGTTTTTGTGGACATTGCACCACATATGGTCTAAAAAAGGCATTGTTTCAAATAAAATGAAAACCACACAAGCCAATGGTTTCAAGTTTGCAGGCTTTTGGTCAGCTGCAGCCGTTACAATGATTGTTGTAATCATAGTTAATAGATTTTAGGTCCACTAGTATCACAATTCATCATATAATCCAACTTATCATTATCAATTTTTTCACCAAATTGCCATGTTGACAATTGTTTTTCCCAAAGTGCCTGATCATTAGGACACCAAGAGTAATTGTTAATTAAAGTTAAATATGTTTCAGGTACGTAATTTGCGTATGTTCCAGTCAATTTCCATTCATCATTCCTTTGTTTTACACTATCAGAACCTTCTGTTAATTCTAGAATACGGTCAAGGTAGGCATTTATAGGTGGTATGAAATTGCATGATGGTTTTAAACCTAAAGCAACACCTCTCATTAATTGATTACGACATATGTTTGGCAAATTTACAAAATAACCTATTTTGGACAACACTTTACCTGGCTTAGGTCCAAAACACAACCCTTGATCCGTGTAGTACACTTTGTTAGAGCAAAATTCCATATCCAACAAATTGTCACGTTTAATTGCATCTGCTTTAAAACCCATCTTAAGCATACAAGTCTTCCAATCAATTTTAATACTTATTGGTAAATGTCGAAGTGCATTATCATCACCTTGCACAACCATTTTCAATTTTTTAAAACTTTGCTTCACAGTATCTTTAGAAATTAATTGGTTATGCGTTACAAAAATGAAAGCATGTATACAACCATTATGAAAGGAATTATAGCAACTAGTGTATGGATCACCAGACTTGCGACCATCGGGACTTTTATAAAACCAACCACACATTGTATACCCACGCGTTGCAACATTATACTCCATAAGAGCATAAACTGCACGATGATCACCTTTCAACAACTTACGTGTCAACCACACTTCCAAATCCATCAAGGCTTTTTTAACAGAAGCATCCCAAGCTGAAACGTCATCTTCCAAGATTTCCCA